ATTAAAAAACCCGCTATCTTCGGAAGCAGTTATCTGCTGAGGGATTCCAAAAATAACGGGTTATAGATTTCAATTAAATCTACGCTTAATTCTTCCCTCAAAGTTTTAAGCGAGTGTTTAATCTGATTACATTCCTACTATACAGCAATCAATGAGTCAACAAATAAAAATATTTTCTCGGATTTTTTAATGCTTCTCCGCAATAATCGCATGTATTAGTCTGGACAATTTTAACTGGCTGAATTACCATATTATCCATTTCAAGTTGAAATTCTGTAAATTCAACTTCGTACATTGCGCCACATGAATCGCATTGTAAATCTCTGAGTTTATGTATTGTTTTATTCATTTTATTTCTGCTTCAAGACTTCAATCTCTGCTTTAAGTTTTTCTATTTCGGGATTAACAATTTTCTTTTTCCCGGATATAAGAGTAACTATTAAACCGATAAGGGGACTGAAAAAAATTGATACGAAAAAACCCCCCATAAATCCGATTGTTCTTCCATTTCCGATTAGACCGACAACGATTGATAATATGATCCATGCAACTAGCATATAATTCTCCTTAGTTTTTATTTTGCGCTTTCAAGGTTACCATTTCAGATTTTAATTCTCTAATCTGGCTAATGAGACTTTGTTCCCGGGCAAAATTGTCTTTTATAACTTTGCGCTGGAATTTAAGCGAACTGTTATAATCGTATCTGCCAAGCCCCCAAAAGATTAAAGCTGTAATTATTAGTAAAAGTAATGTACTCATAAGCCCTCCATTTGGCTCTATACGCAATATAAGCAACGTATAGAGCTTTTAATTATTTTATTGAGTCATACATCAAAAGGGAATCTCATCGTCTGAAAATGGGTTATTTTCAAAAGTCTGTTGTTTCCCATCAAAAGATTTTTCAACTTTCTTTTCTGGTGTTTCTTCTTTTTTCGGATCAAGGAATTGAATCTCTTTAACATTTAAAACTATTCTTGAATGTTTGTTTCCTTCTTTTTCCCAAGTTTCCTGTTTAAGTGAACCTATCACAGAAATTTTTGAACCTTTAGATGTAAACTTTGATAATAAATTTGTGGTAGAATTCCAACATTTACAATCAATAAAACTAACTTCATCTTTTTTATAACCATTAACCGCAAGTGTAAAATTCCCGGCTATATGTTCGCCGATTGTTCTTGTCTCAATATCTTTTGTCATACGTCCGATTAAAATAACAACATTTGTATCCATAAATCCTCCTTTTATTTTTGTTCTCGGCAGATCAGCTCTGATTTAACCGGATCAATCCTTTTGAATCTGCTGCAATCTTGACATTCTTTAACGTCTATAAACTCGTCTGTTTTATGACACTTAACGCGATAATTTGAATCTTTTTTTATAATCTTTTCATGGTTCATAGTGATCTTACCTTTTCTTCAAGTTCATCTAATTCTGATAAAAATAGTTTGACTTCCCCGTTAATTTCTGCAATCATTTTTTCATCACGGTCAATACGTTTAATAAATAATCTAAGATTTACCGGGCATCTATCGTCATAAGATACAAAGTCACACCATGAACGCTCTGAGCAATACATTTGATGTTGCATTTGATAAATATAGTCTTTTTTAATATTATCTGAAATTATAGTTTCTATATGTGTTGCCGTGTTAGGGTTTTTAATCTCAATTAACCCATCTTCTCCGACAAGTCTATCAGGTGAACTCCCGGACATTAAGCCATCCGGGGATTCAAAAAAACCGCATCTTTCAACGATATTAAAAGTTTGCATTTCATATGCATCGGCGGCAGATTGTTCTTTTTCAATACCTCTCTGCATTTCTGGACTGATATAATGATCTGCCATTTCACCAGTGAGTCGTTCAAGTAATAATTGATACATATAATTCTTCCGGCTTGCTGAAGGCGCGCCCCCCTTGCCTTTAGAAAGAATATCTCCAATTCTTGAACTGGTAACCCTGCCGAGCCTGATTTTTATCCAAGCTTCAGACCCTTGCTCTACTTCGTGTATTTTAACGTTGCTGTTGCCCATTCTTTTTTTCCTATTCTTTTTTTTGTTTTTGAATCTATATGACCATGACACCATTTATGAATAGTTTGTTTTGCAACTTTAAAATAATCAGCCGCATCTTGAAGAGAATCAAAATTTAAGTTATTTATTTTTATATTATAACTACAGCTTTTATTCCGCTCCTGTTCACTTCCGGTTGACCATTTGATATTGCCTTTTCTGTAACCATGTGTATTATTTATTCTGTCAATTGAATGTCGCTTTGTCGGCGCAAACCCAACTTCGTCAAAAAAATTTTTAAATTCACTCATGAAAACTAAATCATTGTTTAATAGTGAATATTTTTTATAATCTTTACAATTCGGGTTTCTAATTCTATTTAAACAACTTTGCCATGCTGAATATTCTTTTGTATTTTTCATCCCATGCTTAATGCTATGTTTATTATCAGACATAAGACATCCACATGATTTTATTCTACCGGATGTAATTCTGCAAATAGGTTTTGTTGTTTCATTCCCGCAAGTGCATAAAAATAATCCGGTTATCCTTCTATCGTATTTTTCTTCTAAATATTTGATAAAAGTTAAATTATTGAACTTGTCACCATTTTTTATTATAATCATTTTTTACCTCTAATGACAATATGTTAAAGTTAATCTATCAGTCAACCATTATTTTAATCGGCACGCTATCCACTCAGGAGAACCCTGAACGACATCAATCATCATTTTAATTGACTCCTTTTGTCAGAGTTCGCAAAATCAAGCTCTTTCGCTTCTTCATCTGTCCACAATCTTAAATCTATCAGTTTACAGATTTTATCAAGATTTTCGATAGTCTTTGATTCTAAGATTGCTTTTAATGCGCCCTTTAAATCTCCTTTTTGTTTTTCTTCAGGCTTATTCTCTGTTTTATCTTTACCATGTGTATTTGTTGCATCATCATCTCTTGTATCGTCTATTAGAAATAAACCATTCAATGCGTATTTTCTGGCATAAGAAGAGGCTGAACCGGTTATCTGTGGTTCGCTCATTCCTTTTTGAATATCCGCCTCCCGCGCAAAGGCAGAAGCTTGTACAATTGATCCTTCATCGTTTTCAATTCTTACTGTTGATTTAACATAGATACGTCCACCAACTTCTATAATATCATCCGTAATAATAAGACAACAATTGTATTTATGAAGTAATGGCTTAACCGCTTCAAGTATATCCTCGCATGAACGATAGTTATACTTTCCAAAATCATTTCTTTGTAATTTTGGACTTTTTAATTCTGTTTGAATCTTTAATAGTTTAGCTCTCATAACGTCCTCCTGTGTTACTTATATTTTATTGTTTAAATAAGTCAACAAATATTTAATTACCCAACCCGCATTCAGCACAAAAAAAATGTAAACTATCAGCCGGTCTTTTATTCTCGCTTCCGCAATGTACGCACTTTATAATGATACATCTTTGTTTATACCAGTGCCAGACTTTTTGTTTTATCGTATGGCTCATAAATCCCCCTTAATTTATTAAGCATTCTACAAGTTTGTGAACACCATTGTTGCAATGGCAATCAAGGCATAATTTCGCGTCAAACATATCACGCCATAATCTTAAAGTTGTTTCTTGCATATTTGTTCTAATCTCCAGTTGAACAGGGGATGAGCATTTAATACATCTGTAATTCAATAATCCACATACTCTCATTTTTTTTCTCCTTTTAGGTATCTATCCCGGTTGTTTAATCCGGGGAGCGAACAAACAAAAAATATAAACATAATTAGTAAAAATAGAAATTTCATGGATCCCTCCTGTCTAATTCAATTTTATCAAGTAAGTCATTTTCATATTTACCGATCAATCCATCTTCATAATCTTTTTGAGCTTGGTCTAAATCTTCATCCTCAATCTCATACGGGCAGAGTTGACCTTTAATGTATTTGCGCTTACATTCTCCGTTTTTGTTTTCGTGTTTGCAATTAGAATAACAGATAACCCACCTCCCTAAAATTTATTTAATTTTGCAAATTCACCAAATAATTTAATAGCGTTTTCATTATAAGATAATGCTGCATCTTCTTCATTTATAAAACAACCTAAATGAATTATTTTTCTATTAAAGCCTATTTGAGCACGATATTTTTTTAACAGTTTATCAAAATAAACGCCTTTAAATTTTGAAGTAACACCGTTCTTCGGTTTTATTGAATTTCTAATATTTTCCGCATTAGTGCAAACTCTTAAATTATCTTTGCGGTTATCAAGAGTATTTCCGTTAATATGGTCGACGACTTTTCCTTTCGGATTATTCATTATAAAACGTGATAATTTAATAGTTTTTCTAATATTTTCTTTATTACTATAAGTAGCTGTTGCCCTAAATTTGTCATCTAAACCCTTATGAGCATACCATGTAAATTTTTTTATTTTTTCATAGTCGTCTTCATCTATTAAGGTTGTCTTATTTCCGTATTTTTTACTTTTTATTATTATTTCCATTTACGCCTTCTTATTCAATATTTTTTCAGATGTAATAGATAAAACATTAAAGTTATCTATCATTAAATCTAAAGCCTGTGACATCGTAATTTTATTATCCATTGATACTGTTTTAATTTTTTTGTGCCGGTCGTCCGTAATACTCATGTTTATTTGTTTCATTGAAGTCTCCTTTATTTAATTTATGTTATAATAATAATTATTATATATAATGTCAATACATTTAATTAAAAAAAGTTAAATTTTAAGCAAAAAAAACCGGCTTTTACACCGGCTAAATAGGAGAGGTTTATGAAAGTTGATAGTCATCTAAGTTATTTAAGAAGGCACTCATTATAATTACTGATCTTATCTTTTTCCGCATTCCAGTCAACAACAAAAATCTTTTTACCGTTACAATCTATTTGTTTGTTAAATACTTCCATAGCGCACCGTTGCCGCTTAACTGCTTTAAGGCATTCCGTAACCGGGGAGACCGTACCGGATTTGTCTTTATCGCCTTTATAGATTTCCCCGGAATTGAGCATCACAACGCATTCGGGATAGTCAGAAAGAACCTCACTTTTTACAGGCTTGAAAGAATCGCAACCTGTATAAAAAAAGACTGATATTATGCATATTATAAAAACGTATATAAATTTATTCATTTTCATTTTAAGTCCTCCGGTATTTTTAATGTTTTTCGTTCTCCGAATTCTTCAGATTTTCCGGGATTCCATTGACCTTTTTTACCGTTTGTATAAACTGGACGATAATATCCCGAAATTCTGCTATAAACTTCGGACGGAATAACAAGGGATTTATTTTCAGTCCCTGTCTTAACATAATTCATAAAACCCCCATTTATTTTTTAAGTCCTACACTTATGTCCGCCGGTTTCCAGTATATCCCGCCTTTGCTTTTATCGTAACCGACATTGATTATACACATTGATATGATGCCAACTACAAAAACAAGCAATAAAAATCTAAAAAATCTTTGACCTTTATTATTGCCAAGCCCTTCATACATTAACTTTAAAAATTTAGTCATATATAACCTACCTTTTTTTAATTTCCAAGAGCCATTTAAAATATTTATTATTTATTCTATTTGCGCCAACTGCCGGGACACCACAACCACGCCGACCGGTATCATAAATCAATGTCAATTCTTGCGGATCAACATCACAAATTATAAAATGCATTGGATCATCCAACTTCATTTGATAAACAGAATCTTTGTTTAGTCTAAACGGATTTATAATATCTTCAAAATCTTCGTAATATATCAAATTAAAGTCAACATTAAAAAGTTTTTTCATAATAATATCTTTCGCAATAACAAAAAAACCGTTTTCTTTGACATATTCTTTTTCTAAGAGCAATTTAAAAAACTCTTCGTACTGCATTGTGATATAACCTTGAACATAAATCCCCATCCAAAAAGATATTAAATTACAATGTGTCCTTACAATCTCAATTGCTTTTTTACTTGTACAGCTTAAAACGCTTTCGGCAGCTCTTATTGCCAGCGAATCCGGATTAAATTGTGAATGAGTTTCAGCTAATTCTTTTAATTGTCTATTCATACGTCTTTCCGTGGAAATAGCAAATCATTTTTACCTTCAGATTTTTCTATTGCTTTATGACAATGATTTGATTGCCAGAACATTAACCAGTCAATGAATTTTGACCACCATGTACCCGGGAAAACTCTTCCGGCTCTGCTTGATATAGTCTCGTCCGGGTCTCCCGCCATAATTGTATTACCAAGCTGATCTATACCTAATAATACACCCTGTAAGTATTTTTTAATGAAAATGTAAATTGTTTTTACCATGTTATTGTCCTCACTGTTTCTAAAGTTGATTGCGAAATTAAAGCTTGTTTTTCTCTTTTTTTAAAATAATTTGTTTTTGCAAATCGTATCATTTCCAGTTCAAGGTCTTGCAACTGCTGAAGTGAACACGGGAAAGAAGTTGTTTCTTCAGTGCCTTTATAATATTTTTCAATTTCTGTTAAATTGTCGTAATCTGTTATCATCCCAGTAACATTCTGTAAATCGTTTCTCGTACCTTCTCGTCTACAATCAACTTCAATACCAATAGAAACGGATGTGAACTTACCAGATATAAATTCTTGCTCAAAGGCATCTGAAATAATCTCATTTTGTTTCTTCTTTAGATACTTCAAAAGCTTAATATTATCCGGAGCTTCAATCGGATTCCCGTTATTGTATTTAAACAAAGGATTCCCTGCTTCGTCAAAAACACCTTTGTTGTTGATCCATACATCCGCAGTACTCTCTACTTCGTCTAAGTATTTTTCTGTGCCGTCAAAATGTTCGGCTTGACGCTCATGAAACAGATCAACTATATAATCTTCAGAATTTATTTTGATATATCTTTTATACATTTTTATCTCCTTATTGACCTAAATATGTGAAATTTATAGCTCCACTTCCTGTGGTTGCAGGAATAAATCCGCCGGTGTGAGGTCTTAATACATCATTCTTTTTTAAATGTAATACAACGACATGTGTATAAGCTCCTGACGCTGCAATAGAAATTGTTTTTCCCAGAGAATGTGAAGCTGTAATACTACCATAATTTGTTGTCAACTGATTTGAATTGAGGCTGACTCCAAAATATGTTGATGTTACGCTATCGCCTTCAAACGTGAAACTAATCGCATATTTCCCACTTCGGTTTATTGTTATTTCCAATCCTTTTGCGTTACTAGAATATCCGCTGACATGATTTTCCAAAAATAAATTCCCTATATTTTCTACAACATTAGTAAATCGTACAATTCGAGTATCGGTAAGTCCATAACCAGCGTAAGTATTAAGTCTTAACTGGGATGCTATACTTTCCCCGATAATTTTCCATTCTGTTGCAGTACCTAGAACAGTTATATAATTGTCTTTTTTTGGCAATTGAATTGTTGTCATACCATCTATAGTCTCACTACCTTCACAATCAATCGTGAGCATATAAGTTGCATCATTATTGTAAAGTGTAAAACTTTTATTTTGATTATCGGCAAGAGTTGGAAGTGTGAATGTTTTATTTGATCCCGCACCGACAAGTATTATTTTCCTATCTGTACCAGAATCTAAAATTACATAATCATCATCTTTGTATGATATTGTTCCCCCACCAGCTAATTCATAAATTGAATCAAAATATACTTTTAATTGTGCTTTAATAGATGACCAAAAAGTCCGCTTAGAAGTTCCCGCCGCCTCCTGTAATTCAAAAGAATCGGTATCATTAAAAACTGTTTGCTCTGCCGTAATTTGGTTTATTGTTTTAGTTGCCATTATTCTACTATTATCCTCACTGATCCGTCACCCATTATACGCAATTCATTATTATTTGTTGATCTGGTATAATATAATGAAAGTGGCGGGACAGTATATATTTTGATGTACTTTAAAGAAAGCTGAATTGTGAATTTATTAAAATCTTTGCTTATCTCTATAATCTCCCATATAGCAAGAGTGTCGGTTCCCGATCTTCTCCGACGCGGATCACAAATTACAAAGTCCATAATTTCTAAATCATAGTGCTGGAAACCGACTGTTATTTTAACAATGTCCTGAATGAATTTTGAAAACTCCATTAGAGATTCAGATTTTAATTGAGCACTTGTTAAATCAGTAAGACTTGTTTCATATGTCTTTGACTGCAACGCCTTATATGTGTCAAAGACTTCTTCTTCATATATTTTATTCTCATAAGTTTCAAAAGTATCGGCAGAATTATTTTTATTATATTGTATTATCACAGATGATAAAAATTGGTCTTCGTTTCCTTCAATTGTCGGCTTTTCTAATATTTCATAATTATATATTTGTCGAATTGGTATTCGATCATCATCATAAACCCGCGCAGTCCACAATCCATTGTCTCTCTGGAAAAATAAAGCATCCGTATCAACGCAAAGTTTCTCTATTTCTTTTTTTACATCAGATTCCTTGTCTAAATATAAATGACATTTTCTTGCAGCGCAAGCCGTAACTGCTGCCGCCGTTTCTGTTAAATCATAGTATTCATGTATATAGTCTGTAAAAGCATACTCTGACATCAAAAGCTTTATAAGTTCAATTCCATTTTCTGAAGTGTCCATTGTAAAAGAAGCAGTAACATTAGAAAACTCGTCACCCACTTGCGCCGATGTAAGCGTAAAAGTCCCGGCTGTTAAGTTTGGCGTTGGCGTTGGTGAGATTGCTACTCCATTAACTTGAACTTCATTAAGAGATGCAATAGCATTATATTCTGTATCGGCAAGCAGAAAAGTATAAGTAGCCGCCGAAAGTTCTTCAGTTAAGCATGTACATTTAGCATTATTTATAACGCCATACGCCAGCGGTTTCGGATTATCAATATTACTATCTGACAAATACGGGAATTCCGCAATAGTTAAAGTATTTTTCGGGAGTTTATTTGTAAGAACTGTCCGGGCATCTTCAAACTTAATAGAAAAATCATTCCAGCTTCTTGAATGTTCCCCTACTACCCCGGAAGCAATCTGAATAAAAGAAGCATATACGTCACCATCTTCTCCAGCTAGTATTCTTGTTGGTTGTCGATATAATTCAAAATCTCTCCATTCATCAAAAGTTGCATCATTATTTATAAGCTTCACAGTGCCAGAATTAAATTTTAGCAATCCATAAAATAAAGGGTCTTTAGATTTTTTTATTCCAGATATAGAAGTAACTTTTTCAGGGTAAAAATCTTTCCCGTAATAATTCCCGGAGGAATTAGTATTTACCGAATACCCGTATGAAGCACCAGCAAATATCTTTTGATTTGTCCAGCCTTCATAATTTGTAAAAGTTAAATACAATATTTTAGTAGTTGTATCGTAAAAAAAAGCCTCGTCCTGTGTTTCTAAATCAACAAGGGCAGAAACTTTTAAAAATAATACACCATCAACAGTCAGAGAGTTTATATTATAATCTATATTATTTGTATAACCATAATATCCGGTATTTCCGTTGTCATCTGTAACCGTAACAACGCCGGGAGTTATGCACCACTGCCATATCCCCCCGGCGTAATTTAATAACCTGACTTGCTGTACTGGCTTATCAAATTCCCATAATATTATTTTTTTTGTGTTTACGTCAGAAATCATACCTTACCGATAATTTAGTAATTTCACCGTCTTTAGGCGGCGCGTAGTCATAAATATAACTTCTATTTGAAGTTACAACTTCATGGCTACAAAAATGTGAAAAATCAAAAGTAATACAATCAAATCTTAATTGAGTACCAATAGTATAAATATCAATAAATGGATAACCTTTTCCATCTTTAACTTCGAACCAAGTCTGGATTCCTCCATAAGGCATAAACAACATATTCCAAAATCTGAAATTATATCCTATTTGAATATCGGTATAAGCGATATTATAATCAATATCCTTACCTAGTTCAATATAGCCCTTTACTTCAGAAAAACAAACAGACGACCAAAACACAATCACAACAATAATTAAACTTTTCATAAATTTACTCCTTTCTTTTTAATATAACAAAAAGAGTAAAAAAGTCAACAGAAAATTGATAATATTTTATAATTCTGCAATATATAAACTCGAACCATTTGCATTTATTCTAAAGGAGGCATCCCCGGCACAAGTTATATAAACATCTTCTCCAATCTCTAAAGGTATAATTGCGCTACTAACATTTGCCCCGGTATTAAGCCATATGGCATATTGACTCGCTCCTCCATATACAGCACTTTCTTTATAAAATCTTAGAACCGAAGATGCGTCCAGATTTGAAATATATGTTTGTACTAAAAACAAATAAAGACCTTTTTTTACTGCCGTGAAAGTATTATTTGCTGTTGAAAATTCTCCATTATAATCTGTGCTTTTCGTATCAAAAGCAATTCTTGTTTCTGTTGTGGTGTCCTGATTTCCGGCCATAGTACACATTAAATAAGACCTAAACAAATTATTTATATTTTTGTCTCTTATGTTAAAGACTTCTTTTTTATTCCATGTTGTCGAAGTTCTATATAAAATAAATTCCAAATATCTATAATTTGCAGTCCCGGAAGTACCGTAAAATCCTTGTTTGGCATCATCCCATGTTGGCGCGGTGTTAGTATATTCTGCCGTGCATGTTGCCCCAGCCGGAATAATATAAATATAAATTATACCGTCCGATACCGTGCCGGTTATTGTTTCATCCGCTGTAAATTTATATAATGATCCGTTGACTTCAATCTTTGAGCCTGCCGCAATTTTGCTTTCAGTTGTTGCATTATAATTAGTCAAAGAAACTGTATGTTTCCCTATAAAACTTGCGTCCTCGGTAAGTTGCATCTCTAAAATATTTGTGTCAAGTTGTGTATAATTATTTAAACGTTCGCCACTCATTAAAACACCTCTTTAAATTGAAACGATAATGTCCAGAATCTTCCAACCTGATTTTCATTTCTTTGCCAGTCCATATCATTAGTAATACGAGAATAAATTGGAGGCGCGAAAGTTAAATCATTTTCCCAAACTAAAAGTATTACTGGAATATATTTGTCTACTACTCTGAACATGGTGTCAATTATTATTTTTTCAGCGTCAGAAATAAAGGGAAAATTAACAGTGCCATATTTATAAAATATTCCCGGATCGCCGTAAACCTGAAGGCTGTTCGATTCTGCAACATCGCTTGTACTTGCAACCGGGAGTTTCTGATTCTTTGCCATATACGGCATTTGAACAAAATCTCCGATATAAACTTTAGATAATTCTATAAATCCATCAGGATTTGAGCCGTCATCAATAATCAATCTCCAATATTGATATGTTTGTGCAGATGTAAAATTGTATATAACGGCATCAGCATTATAAATCAGAGTTTGAGTCAAGGAAGGAGCTGTCCAGACATCCGCTGCGTTTCCTTCAATTGTTATAGTTGCACCAGATGAAATATTGTGATTGAGTATTGCTATATATGTAACTGCTTTAGCAGAGCCTAAATCAAATATTATATTCTGTGAAACATCGTCAATTGTTCGACCTGTACGGCTTAATACAGTATCTTTTAAAGCTGTGTTAAATTCATATCCCGGCAATTCTGTAAGTGGACTTATAGTAGAAGTTTTAACCCAGTTATTACTTAATATTCTCATACAACCGCCCTTTTATCAATCATCACAACGCCGTTTTTAGAAGCATTATAAAGTCCTTTGTAATCATCATTTATATAAACATGCAAAACAGGCGATTGCCCGGAAGTATTACCAGCTTTATTTATCATGCTTGCAAGCCTTGACAACGTCTGATCGTTGAGTGGAATGACCGCTTCATCAGAGCCAGCTTCTCCGATTGTGTACTTATTACCGCCGGGTACTGCCGGTATTATACCGCCTTCAGCGAGAGCCGGGAGAGGCTGGTCTTGTATCATTTTTAATTTAATCATACCTAACGCGGTTACTTGCGCCGCCGATGCTGCACCGACTATTAAATTTGCCGGAAAAGGTAAAACTTGCGCTGCGTTAAAGGCTGCAAAGGCAGCTTGCGGGATAGTTATAAGTGTGTCAAAGATAGATAACATTTTTTGCTGTTTTGCTGCTTCTCTCGCTATCTTTCTTTTTTCTTTATCTGCTTTATCTTGTATTATTTTTTCATCTCTTGCCTTTTGTTCGTCAAGAGCCTTTAGTTTTTCATTCTTTTCTTCCTCACTTATCGCAAGCCCGTTTATTCTTTCTACTTCAGCGTTATATTCTTCATCAAGTTTTTCAAGTTTTTTAGTTGTTTCAGCATCAACTACAGCTGTTTGATTTGATGCGTTCATCTGTGATAATTGAGATAATTGACTTGATAAATCAGAAGCAGCCGAAAAGCCATATTCAAAATAGCTTATCTTTTTATCCATTGCCAGCTTTTCTGCTTCTTCTTCAGTTTTTATTCTAGCTAAGGTTATTGTCTCTATTTCTTTATTATATCTTTCTGTTCCTGTTTTGCCCTTTACCCAACTTTCATTTAATTTTACTTCATAAGCGTCTATAGCTGCTAATCGTTTGGCTAAAACACCTGCTTCATCTGTAGCATTTGCGATTTTAACTAATTCTTCATAAAATTTTTGTGCTTCAGATTTACCTTTTGAAAATCCAGATGTTCTTTTTGTTTGTGTATCTTTTTCGGCAGCATCAATTTTTTTCTTTGCTTCATAAGCCATCGTTATAGTATCGGCGTATTGTTGACCAAGTACCGCGCCTATCGCATTTATGTTTTGCTCCTCTTCTGACATCTGAAGACCAAGAGAAACAATCTTTTCAAGCTGTGCAACTTGTTGCTCCGTAAGTTTAACCGCACCGCGGGAATACAGAACATATAATACGGCAGCAGAATTTATGTCTCCATATTTTTTTAATATCTCGTCAAATTGCCCTGAGATACCACCCGTCGATTGACTAGCCGCATTAAGTGAATCCCTTAATCCAGTCTGTTCCATTTCTGACATATTTTTAACAATGTCCGCGAGTCTTTCATTTAGTCCCGATGCGGCATTATTAGACCTTTTAACCATGCTTGTAAAAAATCCTAAAGATTCAGTCGATGACTTCGTTACATTGTCCTCTGTTTTTGCTAAAGCATTTAAAGCAATTGTAAATGATTTTAGGACTTCCCCGGTTAATCCCGATGCAGAATTGCCAATTGATGTTAATGCTTTGCCCATTGCATCTTGTAGATTCGACCATTTACCGCCGAGAGTATTGGCTTGCGCGATCATCAAGCCGCCAAATTGCGAACCCTCTTTTGTCATATTTGTAAAAGCTTTCTCTAAATCAGAAAAAGTTATTTTACCTTCAGAACCCATCTTCTTAATCTGGTTTTCATTAACTTTCATTACTTTTGCAAGCTCTGAAAATATTGGAATTCCTCTTTCCGTTAAGACGTTAAGTTCTTCAGCTTGAATAACCCCGGCGACTTTCATCTTGCCATATATCTGAGATAATTCACCAATCGGAATACTTAACCCGGCAGAAACATCACCTAGTTTTGTTAATGTTGGAATTATATCTTTCGCGGCGAATCCGAAAGCGAGAAGTTTTTTTCCACCTTCTACAATTTCGGGTAATTCAAAAGGCGTAGTAGAAGCAAAGGCAGTCATTTCTTTAAGCAATGCAGAAGCTTTTTCGGCAGAGCCTAACATCGTTGTGAATGCAACTCTATTCTGCTCCATTTGCGCGGATGCGGTAAGGGCGGCTTTCCCTAGACCTATGATAGCACCAGTGACGGCAGCCCCGGAAAGAAATTTACCCATAGTAGCGAGAGTACTTCCAGTTTCTTTTCCTTTTCTGTTTACGCCATTTAGCTTTTCTTCAAGCCTGATTAAGTCTTTTTCAAGACTCCCCATCTTAGCTTGAATTTCTATATATACAGAACCGACTTTTTCAGCCACTTATCGTACCTTCCATGCTTTTTTCATGAGCTTCAATTTTGGCATAAAGTATTTTTCTCTGTTTCTCAAAAGTATCATCATCGACCTTTGCGCTTTCAGTGTCCTCGGTTTCAGGAATAAACTTAATTCCTCTTTGGCACATCGCGCCATGAATCTCAATCGCGCGTCTATGCCAATAATAGAATGTTTCCCATTCCAGCCCCATGATAAAATCAAGGCTGAAAGAGGGGAAAGCATTCATAATTAAAGCTATATATCGACCTAAGACTTGCGCTTTTTCCGTGGTTTTTTCGGAGTCACGGTCTCCGTCTGCTTTACTTGTTCTGGATAAAATATTTTCATAGCATAGTTTAATAATGTTGAAGTAATGCCTTCATCTGTAATATTTTCTTTTACCCATTGAGTGGATATTTCGGGATAATACGATCTTATCCATGAAGCGATGTGGACATATCCCGTTTCAAGTCTGTAGTCAATTTCTGACATCGTGTTTTTGATTTTTACCAATTCAGCCATATCATACTGAGAATATAAAGATGTTTTAAGCGTACTTTTTACCGGCAAGATATAATCTTTCCCGTCTTTTTCACCTTTAATTTTAACAGTATCATATGGTTTTTCAACAAGGTTTCTTAGGTCAATAATAGCCATTGTTTATCTCCTTATCCTATCACTGTGCGTTTCATAAGCTGTTTACCAGCTGTTAAAGTAATATCCTGTCTTACTTGTATTTCAACAGGAATTGGTATTCTGGTATCATCCGCGTTGTACTTCTTAAATACGATCTCGTCCCCTTTTGACAGGTTACATTTACCGAGAGTTTCCCATTTTACAATCTTTCCATTCTCATCTGTATTCGTAAGCCTTACATAGAAATAGGGGATTGTTGATTTTCCACCTGTCTCATAAGTAACTGAGGCAGCCGGAGTGTAATCCATTGTAATAGTAATAGATAACGCCGGGTCTGTAGTTACATTGCTGACAAGAATTATTCCCCATTTACCATGATCATTTTTAGTAATATAATAATCTGTGTCTTTTGTAAGAGCGGTTGCCGGAGATTGCACAACCCCACCGGCGTCTATTGTCGGGACTGCGCCGGACGCGTTTTCATATGCGAAAGGATAAAATTGGTTTTCAACCCATGTCGGGGCGATAACTTGCGTGGCATCAGTAATCGCCGATGCCGGTACGGTAGTTATTGTGTCGAGAGTACCTCTCATTATCGCCCTGGCTGCTTCATTCAACATCTGAATTTGTTCAAACTCAATCTTGCCTTTTTGTTCTGTTACGTTATCACGGTCTACGGCATTGTCGCTTTCCAGTGTGCTAATCTTCATTTCTTCAGTGTACTTTGCACCGTTTACCGCGCCAATATCAACCGCCCCGGAGAAATTTGACGCGCTTGAAACTTCTACTTTTACAGCACCATATAAAACCTGTGCTAATGTTTCTGTGGTTTGTGGATTTGCCATGTTATTTTACTCCAATGTTCTCATTTTAAATTTATAATCTTGTATTACTATGTAACAATTACTTGCAACGTCAAAGAATGGGTCTTGATTTGAATCATTTTCTATAAAGTGAATATATGTAGAGCCGAAAGAACCTCGCATATTATGAAGCAAGTCTAATAATTTATTCCCGGCGATTAAAGAAGCTAACTTCGGATTTGTTCCAGTTTTTGGAAAACATATCCAAAATCGCCAACGCTGATTTCTAAATTGACTTTCCGGTATTCTTACATCTGACAACATAGAATAAACAATCATCTTTTTAACCGTTGCGGTATCGGGCATCTGCCCCCACCCGATCCCGGAAGTATCTAAAAGACTGGTCAAGCTTGCCTGTGCGTTTAAATATGCATATATATCATCTTTCAAAGATTTGTTAGCCAAAAATCTCCTCCTCAAATCGTGCCATAAATGGAATCAACCGGTCTTTAGTTACTGCCATAATTCCATATCGTCTTTCCAGATAAACATCATATTCCAGAGGAGCTTCAATTCTTATAGTGTCAGGGCTTGTAAATACAAACTGTTTAGCGTTTTGACTCGCTCCAGTATCTACTCTTGAATTTATAGCTGCTAATACAACGCCTTGAAAACCAGTTTTAGTCAGGAACTTTTTTCTTTTGTCTTCATACATTTTCATAACTTCATTATGGTCGAATTTAACTGTCATTCTCCCACCTTTTCCAGCATCAATTCTAAATGCCTGTTCATCATGTTCGGATTTTTAATCGGAGGTACAATTGTGTAAATATCTCCATCCGCTTTTCTGCCTGTCCCGGTATTTGTTGACGCTTGATAAAATATTGCTGTCGTTCCTATCGCTGCCGATGCCGTTAATGTCCACGCACCGCCAAGAGTCTTATGATAACCGGATAAATCAGCGGTTGCAATAATGTGATCTTCTATAATCTTAATCTGATCTTTTGTTGTTACGGCAACATCACTATCACATGCCATAAAAGCGTCTATTGTAACCGTAGAACCTCTTTCGATCCATGCTCTTAATCCCCCGGATGTATCAAGCAAACAGCATAATTCATCTTGTAAAGCATAAGACGGCTCAAAGTCCGGAGCTGATCCTTCAGAGAATTTATTTACACAAAACAGTGTATTGAAATAATCTTGAATCATGCTGTAACATACCTTTTAATTGATCTGAAAATATCGTCCGGTACTCCATAAGGATTTCCTGTACTGCCTTTGCTCCACGAATAAGAACCAACCGATTCAGATTGTAAACCGTTCATAGAATTTGAATTCATTAAATATTGTATAAGTTTAGCCGCCGTTAATTTAGCTCCTTGCGGATAGACCGTAAATAGTGCGCTTGTCGCCGTTGTAGATGGGGCGGTATCAATTTCTACTGTATCATCATAAATGTTTATATCAGTAATATAATTATCAATCACTGAATTAGTAATATAATCAAATCGATTCAAATATTTAACCGGAGTTGTATAATTAAAAGAACAGTTTATTGTATTTGAATATGGGTATAAAATTATATTAGATAAAGTCTTATCCCCGCTTTTATAATCAGCTTGTATCTGCAAAAAAGGAAAGTTCCTGATTTGCAAATACTTTGCTTCAGCTTCCGGGATCAATGCAGATATTAAAGTATCGTTTGTTGATCCGGTTATCTTCAAAAGTGCCTTAGCCTGTGTTAAAGTAATTATCATTAGTAACCAGACTCTTCATAAAAGAAAAAATCAACATCAATATCTGTTGCTGTTGCCGCGCCTATGTTTTCAAAATAAGCGACATAAGATGTATTTGGCTGTAAAACTAGTTCCAAATCAGAACCACCACCGCTACCGCCTGATCTACTGGAAGTAGAACCGCTACCAACCGATGTACTTGATAAAATCTTTTCCGGAATAGTTACCGATACAGTTCTTGTTGATTCAACCGCTCCTATCAAGACTTTAGAAAGTGAATAAAATATTGAGCTATTCATTGGAACTACTGTTGCGCCATTAAGTGCAATAACTGAAGTTAAGGCTGATCCATCTATACCAGTCCCAATAATCCCGACCGGCATGGTAGTTGCACCGCCCCCGGCAACAATAGTCACTATCTGACTCCTCGAATTTGTTATGGTTGGTGTTTCCACTCCCGCGCTCAAAGTCCCCGGAGCTATTGTGAATATAGCCCCTCCCGCGCTAGACAAAGTGATAGTACCAACACATGCCGCTGATAATTCAGCACCTAATATATTCTGAAAAGTTGCCAAAACAGAATCAACTCCGGTCGTCCCATTAAGTTGTATAATTTCGCTTGTTATTGTTGCGGTTGCTCCGGTTTTAGTTCCATATACTGTTAATTTAGGAATTTTGTCTTCTACATTATTATCAGATACAGCAGTAACATTCCCCCCTGCTGGTTGATTTGCAAAAGAAGATCCGGCTTTTGTAGTTATAGTCAAATTACCTGTTAAAGCTGCCGTTGCTCCGGTATAAAATGTTACATTGGAATTTTGAGAAGTCCTGTTCCTATTTCGGTTAATCGGCTGTACCGGAGAACCACTTGAAAAAACCGAGCCTTCGTAAAGTCTATGTCTAACCGCATTTCCGGAAGATGAAAATTGAGCCGGTCTCCAATGGATATATTTTTGAGGTACTAAATTAGGTGTTGTAAATCCTATTTTCCATGTTCCAGCGGCTGCAAGTGCTGTTGTTATGGCAACAAGCGAAAATCCTTTGCCTTGATGTATGTAAGTATGGTCATTAGATGTAAAAACCGGGTATCCGGTTAAAGGGTCTCTTTGCGATTCGTGTATTCTGTTTCCCATTGTCTACTCCTCTGTTATGGTTCTTCAACAATCTTCTTCGTTAAACTCGCTATCTTCAAGAATTTCATCTTTTATATCTTCAGGTTTTAATTCTGGTATTTCTTTTTTAAATTTTCTTTTTAGATTTCTCTATAATAGAATATTTTGCAGAATCATGCTTTAATAGAAATATGCCTTGCACTTCATCAACTTCTAATTCTATAAAACTTCCATCTCTCATTTTCTTATTGATTATCATTATAACTCCTTAAATAAGCCGGGATATTTCACCCGGCATAATTATTAAATATCTTCTATAATCCTTACACAACGTTTTTCGTTAACCATTGTCTGTCCATACAAAATGTCAAAGGCAACATTAAGGTTAAGAGTGCTTGAATCTGTCCATGTGCTAATTCTTACCGGGAGACCTCTTACATCGACTATGCTTGAATTTACGCCGGGCTTAGCGGATGAAGTGTATGCTCTAGCCGCAAAGGCAAGCGCGGAAGGTACAAAACAAAGTGCCGATTGAGTTGGTGTTACCGTAATAACGCATTTGTCAAGAGTTGCATCTACAAGCGGAGGAGTAAAAACAATAGTAGTAGTGTCTCCGGCAGTTTGAAGAGTTGAAACAACAGAGTAATAACCTGTATAAGATTGACCTGTGAATTTAAAAAGATCTCCAGTTCTAACAGGGTTTACATCATCGTTAAAGCCGTTAACAACCATTGAAGTTACACCTGAAGCAAGGTTTCCAGCAACGTCAACAGCTCCGGCTACATCCGCAGGAGTATATTTGCTTATGATGTTGTTACTGTAAATATCAAAACCAAGCTGTCTTACTATTAAACCGTCTTTGATTATGCCAGTAGTGTTATTGGTATCGTAATCCCTGAAAACATCAATTTTACGCATTGCGCCGATAACGCCGGGAGAACCAACAAGCCGCCTGTTAACCATACCAACTTCATTTTCTGATAGTTTTGTTGCTGCATCATTTACGAGATCTTCAGATATGCCACCTGTTGCATCAATCCAGTATTGAGTTTTCATCATTTCAATATAAATAGATTTATTGACGGCTGTCAGAATTGACTTTGCCATCGGTGCCGCATAGGACTGAATCAGATCATATTTAGAAAGTGAAAGCTCTTTATCGTTAAAGCCTCTTGCTTCCTGTTTGGACTTATTAAGAGTTACTGTTGCAGTTGTTTGAGTTGTGTTATTCGGCGTAATTGTAGCACCCGGTACCCAGTCAGCCGCTTCGCCAAAATCGGGAGTTATAGGCACGTTTACAGTGTCTCCAAATTGAGCAAGTAAAGACTGAGTATCACGATTGACAAAGTTCTGAAGATTATACTCGCCAATATCAAGCTCGTCAAAGCCCGCAGCCCAAAATTCAGGATATAGATAATCCATATTTACGTTTGTTACGGTCATTAGAAAAGACCTTTGAATCATTGCGAAAAGTGCGAAAAGTAAAAGTTTAAAAAGTTTCATGCTTTAATACCTCTATTCATTTTTAATATAAGCCCCCTTTGTCTCGTTATACAGCTTACGATTAGCGGGGTCTTTTAATTCTTCTCTTGTAAATTCAACTTTACCGGCTATCGTTCCATTCCCTGCCGGCGGGGGTGTTCCATTTGCTTCAAGAATCTTTATCTTATCTTCAAGTGTCTTTATAGTCTTGTCTTTATCCTGATTAACTTTATCAAGTAGAGACTTAACTAATTCAGCACTTTGATTGATTTCATCTTTTGAACTTCCTTTTATAAGTGCTGAGTGTTTCTCATCTAAATTTAAAGCCTGTGCTTTTGTAAGCGCGATATCGGAAAGCCATTCTTTACGTTCCGCATCGGCTTCTGATTTAATGCGCTCTTCCTCTGTCATCTTGGCTTTTAAGTCTTTTTGATATTGTGTTAATTTTGTGTCACGAGTTGAAATTTCATTCTTGTATTTCCCCTCGGCTTCTGCGTATGCGTCGGCTTTTGCCTTTGCAATTTGTTCTTCTATTGTTGGCTGTGTTTCGGGTGGAGTTACCTGAACTGTGTCAAGCCCCTCTATTTTTTCTGCCATTGTTATTTTACCTCTTTAATAGTTTATTAAGTACCAATTACACAATATTCTAAAATTGTCAAATCATTTTTATTATGTTTGTGGAATATTTAAACGACGGCAGCGGCAATTTATATTTTCCCCCGCTGATTTTGCACCTGTAAACAATCGGGGGGAAGTGCCCTTGCATCCGTTTGCATAAAAGTAATAATTGCCGTCATCTGCCAGCTTGGCGTAAGTACCATTTAAAGCAATATGACTTTCTCTTTCTCGCCCATCATTACGCCCAAGCCATTTGAAGCGAAATTTTATTCCTTGCTCTTCGGCTTGCCTGATTGAATCCTCTTGCGCTATCGAATAGGCAGTCAACATTTCAGTGCGGGCAGTTGCCGCGTGTCTTGCGATATTGCTTCCGAACTTTCCCAGTAATTCTTTTTCAAGTTTAACAGGGTTTATTCCTCTATCAATGGCACTTTTGACCATTCTTTTTAACTCATCTTGTAAAACTTTTCTCATTTCTGCTTCATGAATCATAAAACTATAATCGCCTATTGTTGCGTAAAGATTCTTTTTAATCTGCTCTTTTGTGATTATTTCAAGATCATTTTCGACCATAGGATTAAGAATTGTTGCGTATGATTTGAAGGTGTTTGTATAATTTAGAATATAAGCTGCTGTTAAGGAGATTATAAAATACTCTTCCATATATCTTAATGTTTTTTCTTGCTGTTTTATTATTTCTTCTACTCGTTTAATTTTGTAGGTTTCCGACCATGAAGGATCAACCGATAAAAAGAACTGTTTTAATTTATCGGCGATTTCCTTTTGAGTTTTAAGATATACCCGAGCGAGTGCTTTATTTGTAACTTCGACATTTGCCAAGGCTTTGTTGTATATCTCAGTTTCAGAGTCAGACCAATTCATTTATTTTTTCTTAATTGGTTTTTTCTTAGTTGAGCATGCCATTATTATTTACTCTCCTTACCGCATATTTCGCATTTTAAACTTTTGTCATTCTGCTCTATGTAACTATGTCCTGATATTAAACTGTTATAGCGGATATAGTAGTATAGTTATCCAGCATATAGGTTTAAACAGGAGCATTTGTTTTAACCGTTGGCTTACCTTCTACCGCTTTAATAACTGCGCCTTGTTTTAACGCTCCAGTTTTAGTTCCGGATTCTCCGATTATTCTTTCTGCCTGTTCCGGCGTAATTCCGAAAAGTATTATTAACTGGTTTATTCCAGAATCTCTTGAGATGTCGCCACTTGCCACACTTGAAACTATATCGTTTATAGCCTGAAC